AGGGAATCGAACCACACCGGCGGTCGTGTCCTAACCGCTTATCTCCAGATCACCCCATTACTGCGGACTAATCACAGAACCCGCAGGCACGTACATCACAGCGCCCCCGGGCGGCGCCGTGATTGCTCCCGAAGTCGGAGCGGAAGGACGTGCCAGAGCCTGCACCCCGGCCACCGATGGGACTCCGTCCGGGAACAACGGTGGCCTCTTCTCTGGGGGCAGCTCCTTCCAGCGGAGCACCGCATCGTAGACGCGGAGCTTTTCGTCGCGGGACAGCTTCAGCTCGGGGTCGTTCATGGTCTGTGAGACTCCGATCAGAATGTCCGGCGGCTTCGTCCCGTGAAACGCCAGGATCCACTCGATGAAGAGCGACCCGATCGTCGTCGACGTGACGTTGTTGAGGTCAGTGGCCCACCACAGGGCGCCAAACAGATTCAGGCGCCGATCCACCCGCGAACCGACGGCGTCGGCAGGGTCCGAAGCCGCGACCCAGAACCAGTCGACTGGCAGCTCGGAACAGTCGATATCCAGGTAGAAGTCCTCGTACGCCCCACCGATGGCCGAGTCCTGCAACTCGACCAACTGGATGAACGTGGGGTTGGCTCCCACACTGAACAGCGGATCTGCCGAGTGCGCGATCTGCGTTCTGGCAACCGTGGTGGTGGCCGCCCAGTGCGTGTAGTGGACGCGAGCCGCCAGCGGCCGCCACTGCTCGAAATCGAGTGCGAACTGGCGCGAAGCGACAAGCGTCGACACAGCCGGGGTGAACATCACCTGGTTGCTGCCCCTCGTTTGCAGAACTGCCGCAGTCGCGACGTCCGCAAGAGGTTCCTTGAGATGCACGATCACATCTCCGTTCTCCGCGCGGTGCGTCACGCGAGAGAACATCGCCGGTCCTCCGGTGCGCCCGAACTGCACCGGAGCGTCGGCGGCGGCCACGATCTGGCTCCCACCGCCGAACTCTGCGGGCACTGCGCCATGCTTCGGCGCATCGCCCGACTGCTCGGCAAACCCCAGTCCATTGAGGATCGCCTTAGACAGTCCATGCACGGCCCCGCCTGACCCCGGCAGGACCATGTTCGCGAGGCCACCAGCTCCCGCTGAGATGGCCTCGCCCAGGAATCCGCCTTTCTTCTTCTCCTCTTTGCGGATTTCCTTCTTCTCCTCCTTCTTGACTTCCTTCTCGATCTTCTTCTTTCCCTTGTTCTTGTGGCGGCCCATCTTTCCTTCTCTCTCCTCTTCCTGACCTTTACCCCAGTCAGGTGGGGTTACAACGGGCGTGTGTACAAATGATACAGGTACGTACATGTGGCGGACATCGGTTAACACCTCATCAGAGGTCTCCCCTAGTCCGTCACGCACTTGATGCAGGAGGTACTGCATGGTCACGGACAACCAGTCGTCCTCCCATCGGGAGTACGATTCGGTGTTCCACGGCCACGCGTCCTCCTCATCGTCCGAGTCCCAGTCGACGCAGTTCATTCACCCTCACGGACCACCAGCCGCCCATCGCCGCGGTCGACCCTGGTGGTCCACTTGGATGTGGGGACGCGGAGTCGTCGATCCTCCGCGCGCACGGCGTCCTCGAAGGCGTCCAGCTCCGCCTCCTCCCAGACGTCGGCCTCTTCGTCGATCTGGTACTCGGGTTCGGCGACCTCCGGCGTAGGCTCCGTGCCGAAAGCCTCCTCGCGCTGGTACTCCGATTCCCGCGCCGCGAGAAAGCCCGCAACGAAGGCCAATTTCTTGTCCCTCATGCGGACCGACCGCGTCGCTGGCTCCAGTTCCCAGCGGGTCCCCCGGATCCTGCCCAGCTTTGCTCGCCAGGCTTCCACGTAGGCGGCCTTCTGCTCCGCGGAGAGCGGTAGCAGCCTGCCAGCCTGCGCGGCCTCCACCGAAGGCGCACGGAACACCTCCAAAGGTCCTCGCTTCTCGATTTCCTTCGGACGGTCTGTCTCGCGCAACTCCTCGATGTTGGCCCAGTTGTCTGGATCCCCGTACATTGCGGCCACCCGCTCGGGCGTGAGCAGCTGCAGTTCCGGCACAACGGCGACCCCCACCGCCGCCACCCGCGGCCGCCACTCCTGCCCAGGCGGAAGATAGATCGTGTAGATCTCCTCCAGCGCCGGGAAGTAGTCGTCGGGCCCGGTATACTGCGGCGAAGGTCCGCCGTGTGGATCCGCCTGGAAGTCCGCCTCGGACTCTTCCAGAGTCGGTTTCGCCCGATTTCCGAGCTTGGCCATCGTGCGGAACCACGCACAAAAGCCGTAGTACAGCTGGCGGTGGGCATAGCCGCCGGCCACACAAATGTCCCGCACCCGGGTCATCTGCGCCATGATGAGCGCGTTCCCCTTCAACGCGCTTTTGGGAGAGATCGCCGACGCCAGTGCACGCGCCGGATCAGACGCAGGGACGTAGACCCGAGGACGGAGGTTCGGGACCGCGACCAGGTACTTGCCCAGGAAGGTGATCTCCCGGTAGTCGTCCTGGTCGGGCGTGAAGCGGATCATCTTGAGGGTCTCCCGCTTCACGAGGAGACCAGTCTTGGTCCGGACCGCGAGCGCGGCTTCGTCAAGCGCGTGCTGCAAGCGGCCCAGGTTGCTTACCTCCCACTGGGGGAGCTGAGCACTCAAGGCTTCACGAAACACCACGAAGGCGTCCGCCGACGCGAGTTGGTCGAACTCTGGTGTTCCCGGAACCCCAGACTTGAGGTTGTGCTGCATGAGTACCACAAGAGCGTACCCCACGGCCACCACAGTCTGGAATGCCATCTGGCACGACAGCGCAACCACCCGCCGCCAGGTGTCATCCAACACCTTGTCCAGGACGGCGAGCGCGTACCACTGCCCGAGCTTGCCATGATCGGTGTGCAGACTCAGATCCATGCGCTTGTAGTCGACGCAGAGGACGTAACACACGAGTTCGCCCCCCACGCGGACCACCAGCACCCACAGATTGTCGTCCGAGTAGGCCTTCCCATGCAGGCCCGGCGTCTCGCAGACGGAGACCAGCCACTCGTAGAGCCGCTGTGCCCCGCCCTTCTGCCACCGGAAACCGTGCATGTTGAAGCACGAACGGTCCTCCTCGAACGTCCGCATGCACCGCGTGACATTCTGCCACACGGCTGCGAACAGCCACACGAGGTGAAACGGGTAGACGAAGTACGCACGAACCGACTCCCTCGTCTCCTCGTACAGATACAGGTCGAGCTTGTTCTTCACCTGGGCAATGAAGAGTTCCTGTCGAGCCTGCATGAGCTTCTTCAGTTCTCCGGTGTGGACAGCGGTGAGGATCTCCGCCGCCAGTTCGTAGGACTGCTTCAGCACCTCGTGTTTGGCCTTCTGAAACGGGTACCCCGACCCCGACTTCAGATGGAGCTCCACCCGCAAATCGCGGAGCTCCCGCCCGGCCATCTTCTGCGCACGGGAAGAATCGTACGGCAGAAGAGCCAGAATGCCCTCCTTTCGGCTCTGCCAATCAACCTTGTTGGGCTTGGCCTGGCCGACGCTAGCGATAAGCCGGTGGTACATTCCCATGAGCGGGCCGGACTGGACCTGGTACTCCAGTGCCTTCCGTGCCCACCCCCAGGCTTCCCCGACCTCCGCCGCGGTGAACTGATCGTACGGGAGGGCGATGACGCGCATGGCCACGTCCATCGCCTTCGCGTAGCTGACTTGCGTCAGCATGTTGGTCACGAAGTTTGGCGAAAACTTCTGTCCAGGGTTCTGTTTCTCGAACCGAGGGTCCAAGGGATCACGCTGGACCGACGGCAGGAAAACCACATGGGGGGTCCCCTCGAACATCCGCCGGAGATCCGTCTCACGCGGCGGGGTGACTTGCACCATCTCGTTCCCCTTGCGATACCGATACTCCGCCCTCTCTTTCGAGGGAGCGAGGTTCGGTGGAACGCCGAGGCGCCGGTACTCGTCGTCTGGCGACACGAGCTTCCGGTTCCCCTTCTTCTGGATCCGCAGCAGGTCCTCTGCAGATACCGAGCGGCCAATGAGCGTAGCGACGTCCTCGCCACGTTCAGCCGCAGAGAGCAAAGAGCCGACATCGACTGCAGCGTCCCGCACCACTACGCGCGGCGCGGGGACAACAGTGACCTTCTCCCACTTCTTCGTGGTGTCGAAATCAGCCATCGCTCCCTTCTCCTCTCTTCCGCACCTTTAGCCCGGATGCGGTGGGCAGCACGCACCGGCCCGGGGAAGCCAAGCCCTGAGATCGACGATCAGTATGACGATCCGTCGCCGGGAGTTGGTCGCTCATTCGCGACGCTTCCGACAACTGCGAACGCCACTGGCCATCCCAGTGCCTCCCTTCCGGCCATGAAGCCGCCCTTAAGGGCGACGGTTCCATGCCCGGACCGATG